CACCAACCACTGTGGCATCATTAAGCGTCAAGGTACTGGTTTGACTATTAAATGTGGGTGCACCACTGGTATAGCTGGGGTTGTCAGTTGATCCTGGATTGGTTACACGGTATCCATTATTGGTATAGCCTGAACCCAGACTCAGCGATACCGGTATGCTGGTTTCTTCTATGTTGTTGGCAGTTCCAGTTTTGTAGTTTACAATTACGCCAGGATTATAGCTATTGGTTCCAGTGGCATAACTGTTGTAACCATACAGTATCGGGCCTGCAGTTGACGTTGCCTGCCCAAATCCTGATGTGATGTTGGCCACTGTTTCAAAATAGGCGCTGCCTGAACTCACATACAAATTTCTTGCCAACGGTGTTGTGACTCCGGCTTGCGTGTAGGTCACACTGGTGGGCGTAGCAAATGCCCCGCCTGCGCCACCCACAATGAAACTGTCAGTACTATAATACATATCTCCACTAAGATGTGATATGTTGCCTTTTAACTTGTACTGTGTATTGGCATTTGCGTGTGGTATAGTACTAGAATACGAGACCACGTTAGACGACAACACCATACTGGCATTACTGAAAGTGGGGGTTCCCGGTGTGCTTGAGTCGTAGTACCAAGACACAGTATTGGTTTTGGTTGCGGTAGCTGAATCGTATATGTAGACTTCGTTCCAGCCTGGTGCTACCGAACCAGTGGCGTCTGTGCTAAACACTGTCCAGAATCCTGCGGTTACACTGCTAACAACATTGTGATAATCTTGTACGTTGTACACATAGATGTTGCCCGAAGTGGTATTTGAATTTGAGCCAGTCAAGGTCACGTTGCCTTGCGGAACTCCGTTAACATACGCACTCACATTGCCAATGCCGCCTGGTCCCACATTGGTAACTGCACTTGTGGTATATGTTGCAGTTCTTACGGCACTTAGAGCAGTACCCGCCGATAGATTATGTCCTTGAGTGGCAGTATTGTCAGTCTGAACAAAGTTGGCAATTCGACCACTGTAGGTCAATGTGGTAATTAGTATATTTTGTCCAGCTGGAAACGGTGGTGGACTAGGTGGCACCAGTTTGCCTAACACATAATTCAATTGAGCAATACTGTCAGTTATGTTACTGTTGGCAGTAAATACCGCTGCATTACTAGACAACGAACTAACACTGTTTGATCCTAGTGGAATGGTATTACCAAGGGTATTGGTTTGTATGGTGTTGATGGCAGCATTGGCAGCCTGTATGTTGGCAGTTTGTGCAGTGTTCAAAGTGTTAACATAACTGACCACTGCAGCATTGGCCGCAACGATGGCCAAGTTGGCGCCGTCAACATTGGCCTTCATGGCATAGTTTAATACATTTATGTAACTTGTTATTGCATTATTTGTGGCAAAGATAAGTGCATTGGCCGCTGTTGCATTTGCTATTAGAGCCCGTGCTTCAGGTAAAGCATACAGGTCAACCCAGCTTATATTTCCGTTGCCATCTGTAATTGGAAAATTATAACTGCTTCCACCATTGATCACAATGTTGGCGTTAGAACCAAAATTGATCTTGCCAGTATCACTGCTTATGGTGTTGCCCAATAAATAGATGTTGCCGGCATGTAGATTGCCGTTTACATCCAGGGCATAAAGCGGTGACATGGTGTTAATGCCCACATAGCGTTGTGCTACCGCTGCATATATTAAATTGGTGTCAATGGCAATGTCAATACCCTGGCGATCCAGGTTACTGTTAAGCATTGGTCCAGTAACACGTCCAATCGCCATGCTAGATCCTAGTAAACAGCATCAGTGCTGTTGATGTTATGTATGATAACAATTTGATTTGGATTCACTCCCGGAGCAGGAGGGGGACTGGTAAACGTGATGCTTGTGGTTCCGTTTACTGTGTAATTGCTGTTTGGTTGCTGATACACACCGCCAATGAATACTGCAATTGCACTTGGATCACTTTCGGCCTGTTGCATAGTAAACACATAGCTGACTCCATCGCCATTGAACGAGTCCACAACCAGTTGCACTGATCCAATGTGTGCAACTTTGTACCAACTACCGTTATAATAGAATTCAATTCTATTGTTGGTGGTATTAAATCTCAGTTGTGCGTCCACAGGCGCATCTGGGCCTAGTACACTGGAACCAATTGGCAACTGTATAGCATGACTGCTACTGGTCAATTGTGCATTTTTTAAAAATCGTGCCATTATTATAAACCTATACTGCTTACTGTTGCTATCACTGAGTTTGTTCCGCTACCACTGCAATTTGCTTGTAACATGTCGCCAGGACCTAAAAAGATTTTTTCAACATCAAGAACTAGAGTTTCGCCTGCGGTCATTGACACATTGCTATACACAATGTTGTTGCCGTTGGCAACAAATCCGTTCATGACTGCGTACACATTCAAGGTAAGAATGTTCACTGTTTTGTTACAAAAATAAATTGTAGTTGTTGCTGTTCCAAGATTGCCGCCGCCCACTAACACATTAGCAGCTACGCCTGTACTTAAAACTGTATTCTGAATTGCCATTTTTATTCCTAGAGTAAATTGTTGTAAATTAAGGCCATGCGCTTGCTGATTAATTCATGGCTACCGTAGTTGGTGTTTGTTGCATACAATCCGGTTGTACCTGCGCCAATGTTGCCTGCGCTCAATGTAACGTATCCGTTGACTGCAACCGGTAAAACTGTACTTTGTGCAATCTGTAAATTGCTGCTCAATGGTATTGTGCCATTGTAGCTGGCCAAGATTGCGCCATAATTGGTACCATCATTGGTTATTTGCCATTGTGTGGTAGTTTCGTTCCAGTGTATTGACACATTACCGCCTGTGTTACCACGATCCACAATCACGTATGATCCAATTGGATTGGCCGGTGCTGTAGGGCTGATACCAGAATTAAGTATCACGTTGGCATTGAACACTTGAACCGAAGTACTGTCAACCGAAGTAGTGTTACCGATAACAACCAAATTTCCATCAACATACAAGGTGTTGGTGTTGATTGTCATTATATCATTGGGATTTATACTTTGAATTGTATATGACCCTGAAATTCTTTTTACGGTAGACATGAGTTCGATCCTGTTTATTGTATATTTAGCCCAGCATGATATCTAGGGTTGTTAAAAGAAAAAGCGATCCGGAGATCGCTTTAGTTTTGGCTCAAAATTGATTAAGCGTATTGTGCTTGAATAAATGTGCCATCTGGTGTTGCCAAATGATAACGATATTTGGTATAATTGGCTCCGCCATTGATACTGGTACTTGAATTGCCATCACTGTAATAATCCCAAGCAAATCTGTTGGTGATTTTGCTTGCGTATGTAGCAGTCGACACAGTGATACCGTTTGCTGCTCCAACGTTGCCACTGGTGCTAATGGTTGCTGTACCGCCATTTATGGCAGTGACTTGAGCTACGCCACTGATGTTGGCACTGGGGCTAGTCCAAATTAAATAGTCACCAACTCTGGGCAATTGCACTGGTCCAGTTACCGCAGTACGTGTGTCGTATGTGACTGTGGTGCTGGTGGCACCACCAGCTACGTTGGCTGCGGCAATATTGGCTGCTGCAGTATTTAAGGTCAATAAAATATTCATTTGACCAGCTGTGGGACTGGGTGAATTTACCAGTGTGCAAACGCCTTTGTTGGTTCCGTCAGTGACCAAGAACTTGTGCTCGCCTTTTTGTCTTAGTATACTGCCAGTGGTACTAGAGCCACCAGTGATGTAAACTTGACCTTGGATTTGACGTCCCACCTGACTTGTTAGTCCGCCTGTGCCACCAACAAATGCTCCGTTGATGCTTTCAGGTCCGGTATAGCGATCATGAATCTGACCACTAGAATCTGTTTTTGTAATTTTTAATCCGCCTCTTGCCATTTTGTTTATTCCTTGTTATATTTTATTATACTGCGTCTGGGATTTGTACAAAACCAGTTGTGCCGGCAGCTGCGTCTACTGCGTAGGTGTTGCTGGTAGTTGGAGTTTGGCTCCAGTAACGATATTTGTTACCGGCAAAATCATAAACCCAACGATTTGTTAGTTTGCTTGCGTAGAAGCCCACTTCCATTTGATAGTTGCCGCTTGGAGGATCTGTATCAATTGAAGCATCGTAACCCACGGTTACGTTACCGTATCCGCCAACTGTGGCATTGATTGCAGTGATAGTCACATTGCCTGTGGAACTTTGCGCCACATTGTGTATCTTTGCGCCTACCACAAATGGATTTGTGCCGCCTTGTACACTGCTGACTTGATAGTGTAGATAAGTGCTGGTTTGTGCTCCAGCTGTGTCTGCCAAGTTACCTTGAAATACAGCAGTATAGACTGGTACATTCATTTCGCCTGTGGCCAAACGTGCCGCTTGTTTATTAGCTAGAGTACAGATTTTCTTGGTTGTGCCATCGCTTGCCAAGAACTTGTGCTCGCCCTTTTGACGTAGAATACTGCCATCAGTCCCACCGTTGCCGGTATTGACTTGAGCATGTATTTGTGCGCCAGCTTGTGTGTATACACCGCCAACTGAACCTGGTGTGCCAGTTACACCGTTACTGGTAATGGTTTCTGGTCCAGTTTTTTGATCTGTACGTGTTGTACCTGTTCCGGTATTACCGCTTGGTGTTTTGCTTATTTTTAGTTTGCTTGCCATTTAATTTCTCCTTTGTTATGTTTAGCGTTCTAGGCTACGCGGAGTGGTGCTCCTCGAGTTCTTGCGAACGGTTTATATTGTGTTAGTGATGTGCAACACCCACTACCGGGTTACTGGTAGTAACTTTGTTTGGTTTTGCTACCGGTGCAGGTTGTGTGGTTTTTGCACTGGGTGTTTTATTGGTTACAGCAATGGCGGCCACTGGTGGTACTACTGCAGGGGCTTTGGGTTTTACTGCTACTGGTACTGGTTGTGCTCGTGTGGTCATTGCGATCCTTATTTTTTCTTAGCAACTGCAGGTGGTTGTGTTACTGGAGACTTTCGTGGTCTAGCAGTAGTTACTGGTGCTGGAGGATTATGCGGTTTAGTTGTCATGACTATTATCTAATAGTATGAATACCAACTGCAACGCCTGCCACTACAGTACCGTTATCGCTATTAGCACCTTTTTTACTTGCAACACCAGCTACTGCTGATACTGGAGTATTGATGTACGTTGCTGCTGCAACTGGCGCTGGAGTTACTGTATTTGTATATGATACCGCGGCAACTACTTTTTGTGTGCCTGCTTTATAAATTGCGTATGTCATTTCGGTTTCCTTAAAAAACGTTTATAGTATTTATGGCAAAATGAAAAAAGCCCACCTAAGTGGGCTTTTGATTCACGTATCAAGTATTACTTGATTACTGGAATGATAGATTTGCAACAGCAATCTCACCAACGTAGTCGCCAGCGTTACCTAGAGACGATGCTGTGTTTGTTAACTCAACATAGCCGTAACGTGTCATAAACGAAACTACTGGTTCGAATGTCATTGGATCTAGAACAACACCAGAACTCATTAATGGGATATATGGGCAATAGAACGCAGCTGCATCAGCTTCGCTAGAACCTTTGTATCCAACCAATACTGCTTGGCTGTCGTTTGCATAACCGTCTACATAAATCTTCATTGCGCCGTTCAATGTACCTACAAACTTGGTGTTTGTAGGTGCTTCGAATGTACCTTCTGTTGTACGAGCAAAAGCTGAAGTTGTTGCAGATTGCAACACTGTCAAACTTGCTGGTGATACAACTGCCCAGTTACCTGCGCCACGACGTGTACGTTGAGCGATCAAGTTTGCAGTTCTGTTGATTAGAACAGCTAGAGCAGCGTGTTCGTCACCAACGAATGTTGCAGTACCTGACACTGCTGACTGGTCAAATGTGTAGTCAGTAGCTGCTAGTGCACGTAGTGAACCAAGAATTTCTTGGTCAATTTCAACTGTGATTTCTTGAGCCAAAGCAGCCATGATTTCTGCTTCAACATCTAAGCCGTGCATAGATTGTGCATCTTGAGCGGCTTCAAATGTCCAACGAGCTGACAATTTGCGAGTTTTAGCCTCAACAACTTGTTTCAAGATTTGAACATTGATTCTGTTACCAGCAATACCTTCAAGAGCAGCAGTAGAAGTAGCTTGACCAGTTGTGTTAGAACCAGAATAAGCAACTGCAATCTTGAATGGGCTTAATGCCTCGTCACCAGCGTTAGCTGATGTTGCGTATGGTGAACCATCGCTTACAGAGTCAGCATAACGTACACGTAGTGTATGAATCTGAGCAACTGGACCTGTCATTGGTTGTACACCAACGATTTCGTTAGCGATAACTGTAGGCATAACACGACGGATAACTGGTAGAATAACACGGTTAAGTGTAGCTACGTTACCTGCTTGTGTTGAACCTGCTGTAGCGTTTTCTGCCAACATCTTGCGAGTGTTTTCTAGAATAACGCCCATTGTGGTGCGCTTAGAACCATTTAGGCCTTCTAGCAAGGCTTCTTTAGTCTCGCCCCAACGGCTTTCTAATAATGCTTGTGTCATTTTCTCTTTCCTTTTCCTTTTAGGGTTTAATTAAGCCCTGCTAAACGCTTCATCTCATAAACATTTGACATTACGTCATCTGCTTGTGTAGATTCAACGGCAGTTTTAGCAGTTTTATCACCAGTTGCCACTGAGCGACTTTCTGTTAGTACTGCTGGTTTTACAACCGGAGCACTAGCAGGAGTGTTGTTCAGCACTGCTGGTAGATACTTTTCGTATGCAGACTGCAATTTGCTGGTCTGTACACTTTCAAGAAGATCACGCATGATTGCAGCTTTCTCCTTGTTCAAAGGCTTCAACATTTCTGCAAGACGTTCCTTGCGCTCTGCTGATTCTTTGATAATACGAACTTCACGTTCCTTTGATTCAACTATCACATTCTTCTCTTCAATTGCCTGAACTGCTTCTGACAACTTCTCAGTCAACTTGGTAACTGTACCTTGTAACTGACGGATCTGCTTGTTCTCATTTAGGTGAGTGCCAGCAAACTCGCTTGCGAATGCTTCGAATAAACGACGTCCAAACATGTTCTCGCGAGCAATTTGAATGTCTTCTCTTAGTTGAGTCAACTCTGACTCTAACGAACTGGTAATAGCCTCTTTAACAGCAGTAGCAGATTGAGCAACGAACTTGGTTTGTAGTTCAGCCAATTTGGCTTTACCTTCAGCAACCAAACGAACCTTAGTTTCCACTACGGCTTTCTTGTCTGCTTCAAACTCTTTAATTTCTTCTGCCAACGCACGGATTGTAAATGCTTCAAGTTTGCTAATAGCACCCTCATGCATTGCACGATCTTGACGTAGTTCGCGAATTTCTTCTGATAGTTTTGCTACCATGAAATTGTTAAACTTTGTCGCGCTTTCTACCATGTGACGTCTAAAGTTCACACGGTCTTCTGCTAATTGTCTTTTTTCGTCTGCAAACTCAGAGAGTTCAGCAGTGAGAGACTCGGTTACCATTTTGTCAAGAGCTTCAACCATAACTGATTTGTCATGTGCATAACGTTGTGCGAATTCTTCGCGTAGCTCAGCACGTGCTTGCTCTTTTGCTTCAGCGATTCTGGCTTCCCAGGCTTCAGCAATAGCAACACGTGTGTCTTCGTTAATAATTCCGTTATCCAACAATGGTCGAATTGCATCTAACATATGGATTCTCCTTTTATATTTTGATTTTTGTTTATTTCAAACTTAATCGATTGTTTTGTTCTCTTTTCAGTAAGAGAAATTTTTGCTTTAGTGTTCTCGTCCCATTTAGTCCCAGTACGAGCTAAACTAATTGCTCTTTTTGCGTTGTCTGATCTTTTGCATCTTGCATCTCCAGACAATCCCTTATTCCATGCCACACGTCCTTTTTTAGATGCACCTAAGTTTGCTTTATGTTGCTCACTTTGCGGACCTATCTTTTTACCTGCGACACTAAATTTACCATCGCCGTTATGTTTATTAAAACTTCTAGTATCGTTTTTTGCATTAACTGTTTGTAAAATTTCTGTTTCAAGTTCAATCATTTCTTTAATTGACCCTGTATCAATTATTTCACGTTTCCACTCACTTCTAGATTCTAATATCATCGGCTTTACAGATTTACTAGTACAAATATATCCATCATTGGGATGACAATTTTTTGCAGTACGGGAACCAACATACCACATCATAGTTGGCAAGTGTGTCCATTTGTACACGTAGGCTATTGTCATAGTTTTAATTCCTTAATAAATCCGGTTAGGGATTCTTTCAGGTACTTTTGTACTCGTTGATCTTGACTGGCTTCAGATGCCAGTTCAAATACCTTACTACCACCACGATAGTTCATTAGCGATTCGTAAATTGCCTTTGGATAAGCGTGGGGGGCACTGGGTTGTGCCACAATGTCAACGGTAATGATTTCAAAATCACTAACGTGTCCACTTCCTTCATTAACATTACCTGATCCACGTGAGCTAACTCCCAATTTTACGTTTGACGTAATCATGGCCTCAACTAATTGTCCCATGGGGGTTGGTAATATTTTTAATTTGCCGAAACCTGCAGGACCATCCATCCACATGCTTTCAATCATGTGACTAACACGGTCTAGGTTAATCTTTAAATCGTCTGGATGGTCAACTTCTCCTAGTACAGAGTAGCCGCCTTTGATTTGTTCGTTGATAGAGTTCACAGCTTTTTCGATTTCGTGAACGGGATAAACACGTTGGTTAGCGTTCTTCACGCCTCCCTCGATGAATATCCCTTTCATATAGAGATTCTTTCCTTTCCCGTCTGCCTTGTCTTCAGCAATAATCTGAATTCCGGCACGGTCAAAAGTCAAGTTCTCACGTAGGTACAAAGCCATTTTATTGCCCTATCTTATTGCTTCTTGCCTGTTGGCTGACCTGCTGCGCCTTCGATTGGCTTCTTGTTAACAGTTGG